GGGTAGAAGAAGTACCTTTAGTAAGTGTTGCGCCTGCTTTAGAAGCAGCTATTGCATCAGTGTTAGTATTAATCTGGTCAATAGATTTGTTGTACGCCTCAGCAAAGATTGGTACAGAGTTCTTAACATTACGAGTATAATTACTCGTTTTAATCTTATCAAGTGCCATTTAATTATGGATTAATTTTGAATGAATTAGTTAACTTAAATGTTTCAATTGCTACTTCAATAGCTTTATCCACAATTTCTTCGTGATATTCAGCAAGTATCTCACAACTTGATGTTTGAGGTGTACCTGTTAATAAGGTTATACTTGCTGGATTTTTAATATAAGTTATATAATATGTAGTAATAGATGTAGTGTCACTACCACGTACAAGCTCATGCTGTCTACTGCCTGAATCAATTCTCCAAATGAGTTCATTATAAGGTTGTTTAAAAGGGTTATCTATATGAAAATTATAGTAGTCTAACTTAATAGGCTTAATAGTTACACCCGTTTTAACACTTGCTGCATTATGACAATTTAATAAAGCTGTTGTAGCGTGCTCATGTACTACATATTTACAGTCTGCTGGTAGATTATAAAGTGTCCCTAAAGGGAAACTTCCTGCTCCTGCTGATACTACTGTTGTAGATACAACCAGTGGCCCTAATCTCTTTCTTGCAGCTTCATTAGTTTCGTATAATCTATACCATTCATCAACAAACCTTCTCAACCCCTCATTCAAATAGAATTCTACATCAATAGTTCTAATATCAAGAACCTTAGCAATGTGGTTTTGTAGTCTTTGCTCAAATCTAAGTTGTAAGTTTAAATTAGTCATTACTTATCCTCCTTAGTTGAGAGTTTATACTTTTGTTGCTCAAATAAATTTACTGCGAGTTTAACAAGTTCTTCATGTGAATAATCTGCTAATTGGCACACATCAGTTTCAATTGTAGCATCTGTAATATCATCAGTTAATACTAATGTTTTAGGATATACAAGGTAGTGTGCTTTAGTTCCGGTAGCTTCATAAGTTGTATAAGAATCATATACAACAAGTAGTGCCATGTTATTATCAATAGCTCCTGCTACCTGAGATTGTGTCTGAGTATAGACAGGTACTAAAATGAGGGGTTTATTAATTGAAGTTGTTAAGTGTTTATTAAGTTCTCCAGCTTCTATCGGTAGAAGGTCTATAAGGCTGTTAGACGTTGCATAAGGGTAGGTTCGTGTAATCTTACCACTTACACTGAGATAGTGCCATATAGAGTCTGTAGCGTGCTTAAAAATAAGTGTATTAACATAATCGGGTGCAAAGGTAACATCTGTCAGACTATCTATCCGTATTAAGTTCTTCAAGTCATTGAGATTGCTACCAAGTATTCTAGTTCTTTCGTAAAATGTAGGTGCTGATAAATACTTATCCTTAATGTATTTAATCTGAGCTTCATTTAAGTACCTGAATATAGTATCTGTATCAGGTTTCTCTGAATCATTAAATAATGGACTACTGGTTTGTAGCAGAGTCTCAAACAACTGTTGCATTTCAAATGTAGTCATATCTTATTGATTAGAAATTTTAGCAAACTTAATAGATTTAAGAGCTTCCTCTACTGCATATTCAACAATCAATGGATGCAGTACTAAGTCTAAATTAGTATTTGTAGTTGTAGTAATATCAATAGTATCAGGCTCAATAATTGCAGTAAGTTCAATTTCACTAACTGCTGTAGTATAATAATCCACTAGTACAGTTAAAACAGATTCTCCATCATCTACTTCAGTAAAAGCCTTTGGATATTTAAACCAAGGTTTATTAAATGCTGTAGTTAAGAAAATATCAATATCAGTTTTATTACCGGGAGCATCATTAGGAATCCAATCATCTGTTATAACTGGATTAGTCCTTGTTAGTTTAGTTCTTGACCTTAGATAATAAAGAAATGTAGGATGTGTAGTATTAATGTTTAAAGTGTAAGCATTTGTTGTTATCAATGTATGCGTAGAGCAAGCTGCGGCATCTGTAATGATAAGGTTTGAGATAGGATTATAATCCTTAGTCTCAAACTTCTCTTTAACAAGCCTTAGTTGCCCTATATTTAAGAAATTACTAATTTCTAAATCTTCCCAACCCGGAGCAGCCAACGAAGTGGCTGCATCATATCGGGTTAAGAATTCATCCTTCATTTCTACTGCTGTCATTTTTTCTTCTCTCCAGCATCAATTTGTGCCAAAAGTTTTAGATTATCTTCCTGATGTCTTTCATCCTTGAAGTATAGAATTACTTCTTTAAGTGAAGTTCCAAGAGGAGTTTCATCTGGCATAAGTACAAAAGTACTTCCGATAATCTTAATTACACCTAAACGTATTCCATTATGGACATTAAGTTTCTGGTCGTAATCACTATTCATAGTTTCAATGAACTTCTTAGCGTGTTTCTCTATAATAGTCTGTACCTGAGCAACCATAAATGGTATCTTAGCATCGGGTGCAGGTTTAGCAGAGGATGGATTTTCAATCCAATAAATGCTCAAAAACTCATATAGTTTAGTTTGAGATTGGCTGATTTTACTAAATAACCTGTAAGCTTCAATGTTATCCTGAGCTGTAGAGGCTTTAGTTTCTTCATCATAACCCTTTTCTACAAGTACAATCCTATAACTTCCATTATCATGTCTTGTTTCCCAACTGCTTGCTACAATTCCACCATAACCACTATTGGCAAGTAGAATCTTATAATCTAAGTATTGGTCTGGTATAGACAAATCCAATTCAGCAAGTACAGTGTCATTAGTCACAATAGTATCAGGCTTACGGATAGTTACTTCTCTCCAGTACCAAAATGGAATATTACCTGTTTTATAATCAGGTTTCTTATAAGGAGATAAATCTCCCGGTGCAAAGTCCATTCCTGATAAGGCACTATTCTCAAAGTATTCTTTTTCTTCGGCTGTAAGTGGATTAATTAATTCACCAGTTGCCCTTGCGATAGGGACTGTAATTGTCATTATTGCTCCATCATTTAGCCATGCTCCACTATGTGTTGGCTCAAGCCATCCTTCCCACATAACAGGTTTAACGAGAACTTTACGTTCTCTAGGTAATGTAAAACTCATACTCTTCTTCTTCTAAGATTAGTTATTAATTGTAATTATGAAAATGTACCTGCCTATAGTTCATATAAGCAGGTACTTTTCTTTTAGATTATCCTAAGATATTAGGTTTGTAAACAGCTACACGAGTTGGGTCATATACGATAGCTCCACCTTGGAAGAACCTATGCTCAGTCCAAGCATCAACAGGGTTACTCATAATCCTGTTTTGTTTACCCATTGTATAAGGGTCACGAAGTCCCGGCTCATAGCCACGCACGTCACCACCACTTTTCTTGTAAACTTTCTGGATATTAGGTTTACCATCAGAAGTACCCATGTTCAGAATATCATATACATATGATTCTGCCAAACCCGGCTGACTTCCCATCAGGAGTTTATTACGCTCGAAGTCATCTTTCAAAGCATCGTGCATAATGTTAACCTTGATACCTTGTGGGCCTACATATTCAAGGAACTGTCCTTTGAATCCATAACCATTTCCACCAGTTGAGTAGATACGGTCATTGTTACGTGCAGGAGTGTAAAGTGTTGAGTGATACTCAAGTGCCTTACTGAACTGAACCATTCCACGCTCACCAGTCATAACAGTAACCTCACGCTGTCCCATAACAATCTTTCCAATGGAAAGGTCAAGCAACATATCAGTGAATTTGTTAATGTTAAATGAAGGATAAGAGTAGTAGTTAGAAGATTCCATCTGCTGACGAATACCAGCACCCATCTTCAGTTCATAACCACCTTTATCTTTAATTTTGTAAGTATCATCTGAAGTTTTGTTAGAAGTTGCATACATCAACATCTTAGCAATTTCTTCCTGATACTGCATTTCAAATTGGTATGAACGATAGTCCATCCAAGTAGTCATAGTCTTTCCAGTTGCATGGTCTTTCCAGCTAAACTGTACTGGCCTGTCAATCATATTACCCGGAACAGTGTCCTGCATACGAATAGTAGTAAAACTATTCTTCATTTTGAATGGGAAGTTATAGTTAACACCTCCACCTTTCTTTGACATAGTGTCAGAGACAGGAGAGAAGTCTTTACTAAACCTCTTACCAGCTTGCAGTTCCTCATACGGAATTGAAAGGTTAGCACTACCTGTATTCAGACGACACCTATATTCCCAATACATTCCTACAGGGCGAGGCTCATCTAAGATATAAATAGGATAAACTTCATTACGCTCACCTACAATCTGGTTAACATCAGTAAACCATTTTTCAGCGAAAGTAAGATAAAATTCAGTAAGGTTTTTACCTACCTTATCAGAAGCTCCGACTGCTGCTCCTCCGGCTGTGAGTGAAGCTTTTACCAAAGGAATATTCTTCTTTCCAGAAGTGATAATGTCCCAAGTAAAATCATCATCAGAATCCAGATACAGTGCATCAAACCTATTAAGATATGAACTTACAGTAGTACCAAAGTTTGCTTGGTGAATCATAGTAGCAAGCTTGCTTGCTTCTTGTGGTTTTATACCGAATTGATAACCCAGATTGGCTTTGGTTACAATGCCTGACAGGTCGTCATTTTCGTACATTTGAAGTGGTGAAATTCTCATTTTTATATATATTTAAAAGAGTTCTTATTTAAAATTACCAAGACTAAATTCAATATCATCATCACTACCACCACTACCCAGAGTACTCTTACCTGATGTGAAATTAGTATTGCTACCATCTTTGAGTTTTGCCTCAAGTTCTGCTACAGCTTTACTCTTTTGACGTACTGAAATTTTATCCCAATTACCATCAAATACTCCCATCTCAATAAGATAATTCTCTATAATAGCATACTTCAATGGATTCTCTGCTCGTTTGACCATTGCCAAATTCATAGGTTCACCATTAGTTCCTGTCTTAACAGGTGTAGTAATGCTTGAAAAGATTTTATCCTTAGTTTGTTTGTTAATCTTGATACCCGGAACTATCTCAGTTATGGTATCAACTTCTTTACGGAGGCTTTTAAGATTCTCCTCCCTTTTTAACTTAGCAGCATTCTCTTGCTTAACCTTATCTTCCTTCAGTTTAAGTTCCTGTTGGTCAGTAATCTTAATCAAGTTCTTATGTGCTTTCTTAGCATTATCAGCTAACTTTCCTGTAGTTTCATAAGCTTCAATAGTATCTGCTATTTCATCATCTGCCATACCACGATACTTCAGATTCTCAGTAATCAAAGCTTTCTGTAAAGCCTCATCATCATCAATCTTATCTTCAGTAATACCTGCATAAGCTTTCTTAGCTTCATACACATCAGCCCATTGACCTAAGTCAAGTCCTGCATCCCTTGCTTCAAGGAAGTTTCTGAAATCTTCATCAGCCTCCCTTTTGTAAGTCTCAATATCCTCATTAATAGACCTTCTACTGAGTTCCATCAATGCTTCTGTCTCACCGCCAAGCTCCTCTACCAACTTATCGAATTCTTCATCCTCAAAAGATGGTAAAAACCCCTCCTCTGAAAGAGCTTTTGCGAAAGGTTTAAATGGTGAAGAAGAAGAGCTACCCTTTGTTTTACTCGGAGGGGTTTTATCATCTGTTACTTCTACAAAGCCTTCTTTATCTAATTCAGGCTCATCTTCTTCAATAAATGTTTTTGGGGTTGTGCCTATCTTTACATCAATGAAGTTATCTTCATCTTCTATAGGTTCTACCACTTTCTTACCGGGAGTCTTATCCTCCACATCCTCTGTACTAATAGGTGTTGCACCTTTGTCAGGGATTTCTATAAAGTCATCTTGCATACCAAGATTGACACTATCAAATAGTCCACTCATATCTCTTCTTCTTCATTTAAGATTGCTGCGAAATTATACTTTTTTTAAAATAAATACAACTAATTTGACTATAAGTTGGAGTTTTAGCCCCAACTCTATAGCCAAAAGATATTATTCAAAACTCTCATCAAATAGGTATGCTGCCTGAGCACCATCTCCTAACAAATCAAGTTTATCTATTATAGTACTAAATACACTAATTTCTTCCCTCTGTTCCTTAAGGAACTGAATAGCAAGCCCATAGGTATCATGGTCAGCTTCTTTAAGTGACATTCCAGCAAGTTCTTTATAAGTATTAGTTACAAATAATTCATGCTTATATGCCTCATTAAATACTGATTTCATTGACTTAAAATTCTCAATACTAGGTTTATCAAGTTGAGGTATAATTGCCATACATTCCTTCTCATCCATAAAATTGATAATAAGTTTTGCATGACTCCTCTCCTCTTCTCCATGTTTAAAGAAGAATTCAGCTACATTATTGTACCCATAAAATCTACACCATGTTGCCATAGCATCATAGATTTCTGCTGACTCCTTCTCCCATTTAATATGTTGATTAAGTCTTGACTCAATCTGTTCACTTACTAATTTATCCATATTTATTTCTTTTTAGTAGCTGAGGGTTTTGGCCTCAATTTAGCAATTTTAATTTTGGTCTCTTCTTGTAGCAAAGCCAATCTTTCCTTAGAAGCCCTATCTTTATCTGCAATAGATTCCTTGGACTTTAATTCCTTATCTACAAGTTTCTCCTGTAGTTGTAGTTCAGGAGTCTTATCTTCTACTACCTCTGGTTCAGTATCTTTAGCCATCAGTTTAACTTCTTCAACCATAAGTTTAGTTTCTCTATCAACAAGCAACTTCTCAATTTCGTGACTTTGAATATCCTCTCTTGAAGAGATTTCCATCTCAAGCATCTGTTGTTCATGCTGACGTTGTGCTTCTTCACCTTGCTGTTGACGTTGTACATTCTCCATCTCAGCTCTCTCAATCTTACGTCTTGTATCAGCAATAGATTGTGTCATATAAATATCCATAAAGCTACTGAAGTTAAGGTTACCTGCCTGTATACCTGCGTGTGCAAGCTGTACTAAAGCATTCTTTAACTCAGTCTGCATTGCAGAATCAGTCATAACTAAACCATAATCAGCCTCACCAAATAGTTCACCATCAATAGTGAATATCTGTTGAGCTAAGTCAGCTTCCATTATATACTGAGCTACTTTACTTCCATTAAGGTAAGCATACTTAGCAGTCTCAAGAAGGGTTTCTAAAGCTCTGAGCTTAGTAAAATCATGTATAAGGAATAATTCCTCAGTGCTATGAGAACTCTGCGTTACAGACCTCTCTACACCTCCTACAGTCTCTCTATTGTCAATAGAACCTTCTCTCTGTCGTGTAATACCTACAGCATTACCAAGCGAGTCTTCTATATACTTCATCATCTCAAGAGTCTGAGCAATATAGTTGCCAAGGTCAGGATTATATATCTTACCTGTAGTATTGAAGTCTCCAGCCAATTTACCCATAGCCCTTCCTTTATCACCTTCCTGAAAGGAGTCTACAAATAAGTAACCCATTTCTTCACCGTAATAAAGCCATTTATCCAAATCCCACTCTCCCGGCTTCTTAGCTAAGTCCATCTCAATCATTGGGCCTTTATACTTAGCAATAGACTTATCTACCCTATAGGCAAGTTTATTGTACATATAGGCATAAGGTTTCATCATTGTCATTAATGACTTAGATTTACCTGAGTTAGTATTATAGATTGTACCTACATAGCCTGAGCCACATACAGATAGATTATCCATCCTACGGAATTGTACAGGTCTTGGTTGCATTTTAACAAAAATATCTTTACCAATTTTAGTACCTTCCCACCATTCATTAATCCATAACCACTTAATCTTCTCACCTGTAGACTTATCAATCTTGTAATTCTCATCTACAATCTCTTCAATCTCATCACCTGTTTCAGGGTCTAAGTATGTAAGTACACCAAGTTTACGTCTTGATTTCCATACTACCCTTGTTACACGTACATTACCCTCAGTATCGTAAATTGCATTACCATAGCCGGGGTCAGTTACATCAATAAGTCCATCACTATCAGAGGAGAATGGGTAATAAGGCACACTTGCATCAGGGTAATCCACTAATGGTCTACCATGAGGCTGTAATCCTGTACCTCTCTCAAGAGCATCAATCTCTTCAGGTTTAAGGTAATCATAGTAATTATCTATAACCCAACCTAATGCGTGGTAAGCATCCTCAACTATAATATCAGCATCTTCAATGTATGGAGAATTAGCCATCCCAAGTACATAGATTGTAAGTGGATTAACCTTCCTAAGAATTGGTTTACCACCAATAATATCTGCACAATAGATTTCTTCACCTGCAATCAGAGCATCTTTAAATCCCTGATTAAAAGTAAGTTTAAGTTTCTGCTCACTCCATAGGTGATTAAGTATCTGAGTACCTAATCTCTCCCTAATATCCTGAGCCTCATAGTTCTTCCATCTATCAAGTTCCGCTACTTCACGTTGAACTTCTTCCTGAGACAAGCCTTCTTTAACTGCAAGTTCAGTTAGTCTATCAAGGATAGTTTGTTTGACAAACTTCTCCTTTTCTGACACTGCATCATCATTGGTGACTCTCAGTCTCCAATCAAATCTCCTCTTACTCTCCTCTCCAACAAGTAAGTTAATCTTACTAGTGGCTATAGGGTAGCACTGCATCTCAGCAGGGAATGTATTACTATCTAATCCCCAAGGATTGATAGTTCTCTCAATATCTTTTGGGTCATTTTGCCCATCATAGAGACGATAGTTTGCTCTCATACCATATTTGGTATCTCGCATTCTATTATCACTATTATATAGTGCTAATGTAATTCCTGCCTTTACACATTTTTCTTGCCAATCCCTTGATTTTGAGGAAGTTGCAAGCTTTTGACGGGGAAAGGAGCTTCTAATCACCGGGAACGTCATATCTTATATTTTCAATTTGCAATATTAATTAATTATTTAACTCTTTACAACTAATTATGTTCTAATTAGTATTAAAACTTTGTTTTCTATAGCCATATGTTCTACTGAAGAATTTATCCTCATTATAAGAAGTCTTAGCTTTAGCCTCTTTATCAGGCTTGTATTTAACCCTTAATTCCCTGTAAATCATTAAGATACCAAATGCTGATATTCTATCTGCATTCACATCAGGATTATAAAGCAATGCTTCCCTAATTAATCCTACAGATAATAGTGTCTGACAATTAGTTACTCCATCAGCCTTGCCTACAGCTTGCTCATTCATCCAAGCAGGGCCAAGTTCTGACCTACCCCACTTATTAATAACTGGTGTACCATAGATACCTTTACCTTTGTTGCCTACAGTGCTTCCCTTCTGCATATCCATATCCCTCAATTCAGGTGGAGTATCTTCTAACAGGTATAAACTATTCTTATTATCAAAGTAGGTAAATGGCCCTTTCTTCTGATTCTCATAGAGTAATCTTGCATTGTAGTAAATTAAACCTCTCCTACACTGTTCATAAAAGTCTTTAGCAAAGTTTGTCCTTGCCGAATACTCAAGTACTATTTTTTCAGTCCATAAATCATATATAAAAAATGATTGTAAGGATAATCCAGAGTCTTCGTTTCCATCATCGTCAATTGGGTCAAGAGCCGCAATATATCTACCGTGAGGTATCCTGTTATCTTCCCCTCTTTGGGGCATATAGAACATTTCAACACATCCTTCTATATCACTATCCTTTAATGGATATTCCCTGATTGGTTGTGTATCCTCATTCTTCCATTTAATTTCACCATCTTCCTCTATAGAAAACTTTCCTTTGTAAGTAGAATTTAATATCTTATCACTAGTAAGTAATTCTGATAATCTATTCTTTAGATCAAGGATAGGATAAGCATTTCTACTTTTATTTAGAAACATCTCACTAGGCTTTAGTGGGTAGTTCATACATTCCATTGAGAGTGCAGCACTACTCTTAGCCTTCTTAGCTTTCTCCCTCCTTTCCTGATAATACTCTTCTGCCTCTTTTATCTTAGTATTACCTTCAGAATCCTTAAACTTCCTATTCCCATAAGTTGCTGGAACAAAATACCCTATCTTCCCACTATTCTCCCAAATATCATCAAATTCTAAACACTCATAACTCTCCGGCTCAGAAAAGATTATCTGACTTTGTTGAATCTTCTCAATATTACCTGATGTACCTAAATACAAAGCACTTCCAAACTTATGCTCAATATACATAGTAGGTATATTGGACATATGTACCTGAATGCTATTAGGAAGTAACCCGAATTCTTCACACACAACTATATTGTACCTACCCCCTGCGGCTGCTTCTGGGTTTTCAATAGTCCAAGTACCATGCTTAATGCTACTATGAGAGCCTACCCATTGCCATTCTCCACCAAACTTCTTTTGATATTTACAAGTCCAAGGAACTTTACTAGGTTGTAATAAGCTACCCGTAGCTCTCTTATACAGAGGTGCTGGTACTTCATCATCAGTTCCCGGTCTCCATGTACCGGGAAGATTATTAAGTGCCATTAGAGTCTTCTCCAACAAGTCTGCTGATTTAGATGCTATAGCTGCTCCTACAAATAACTCTACCTTTGCTGGATTTTTTATAGTATCTTCAGTATATTCTTTAGCACCATCAGTAACAATTTCATGTAAAACAACTAATTGTCCTGTCCAAAACGATTTTCCAAGTCCGCGTGTAGCTAAGATTACAAGATTTCTAGCTTCATTATCATATAAAGGAATCCCCAAAGGTTTATCAAAAAGCTTGTTGATATAGTTTCTTACAGGAATATATTTCTTTAAATTCCCTTTTTTATTATAGACTGATTTAGGTAAATCCTCTTCAATCAATTTCCCTTTATCAAACAACTCTATATCTCTGCAACAAGTATACTCCTCATCATCAGAGAATCCACTAAACCCTCTAGCTTCTAACCACTTATAACTAAAGTCCCAATCAATATCATCTAAGTTAGGGTGTACTTTACGTCTAGGTGCATTCTTAGCAGCCCCTTCTTTCTTGTGTAGGATATAGCAAAGATTAGTGTAGAAATATAATTGGGGAGGCATAAATCTCCACATACCCTTTTCATCAGGGTCTTTAGTATCTTGCCCCCAATAGCCTTCAATTGTCCTGCGCTTAACTATTTTCCAGAACTCTATATATTTTAGAGATTCTGGATGATAATTAGGGAAGTCCCTGAATATGAAGTTACTACGATTATTAATTCTTGCTATATCCATACAATTAAATTACACCTTTCTCAGAAGCACTCTCAGTCATTCCTCCCTTAGTATTACCACCATCTCTCTCAGCACGTATCTGGTCTTTTAGAGACTTTATCTGCTCATAAAGTTTACCAGTATTAATTAGAAACTTATCAAGCTTATCCCCATTCTCAATATCATAAGGGGTATCATTTATGAAGGTAGCCCTCTCCTCTAGTTTTAATTCCTGTTGACGTAACTCTTTTTCAAGTTTAGAAGAGTTTAGCTCAATATACATTGAGATATGTTCCTTATAATCATCAAACTTAAAGGAATCATCTGCAATGAAGTCTGTAGTAATCAGTAACTTCCTATCCTCTTCACGTAAGTTCCTAAATTTATTAGCCTCGCTTCCATCAACCAAAAGGGCAATAGCCCACATTATTTTACTACTGTGGGCTTTACCTTTTGATTTATCATTCTTGTATAACTCAGCAAATACTTTAGGAATTTTAAGTTGTGGCTCTAATTCCCATATATTAGCATCTGTATCAAATGAATTAAGTAGTGACATATAATTGTACTAAGTTTAAATCTCCCCCTACTCTATAAATACTCCATAAGTTATCAAAGTCTCCAGAATCTACCATTTCCTCATCTGAGACTTCCTTATAGAATAGTTCTACTTCCTCATTAGGAACTAGATACCAATGGTCCGAATCATCCTTAACTGCTCTTACAGGTTTATAAATCACATCATCCATTATTCTCCCCCCTTTACTTCAACTTCTTCAGTCATATCAGCATTAGCAGCAGAAATCATAAACTGCTCATTAGGTTTACGCACTAATAAAATATCTCCTTCATTATAAACCCAATAGATAGTTCCTTTATCATTAAGCACATAAGGCTTCTGTCCATACTCACTTATTTTAAGTAGTACTATATCACCAATTTTACAGGTCCCCCCTTCTTCTACATTTGTACCAATCCCTACAACTTCACCTTGCAAGGGATGATCTACAAACTCATCTACTTTATCTCCCTCAAGAGCGTTACTCTTGTCAAGAGAAATAAGTGCAGTCTTTTTAATCTTATCTACTTCAATGTGCTTGACTGCCACTGCATTGAAGGTTAATTTACCTGTTAACATCATAGCTCTTCTTCTTTAGTTATTTTACCAGTTGTAATCCATTCATAAACTTCATTAGCGTACTTAACAACATCTTGTTGTCTCATTCCACCAGACCTCATTACTTGGTCTATACAAAACATCCTAATCCTTGTCTCCCTCTCATCTAGGGTTTCCATCAGTATGGCATTTGTTGTTTCATTCATAACTCTTCTCCTTCACTCATTAATTAATAACTATATTTCCTTACTTTAGTTTCAAACATTCTTTTACTATTCAGATTAGTATGGTCAATGTTAAAAGCCTCATTTGTAATATTATCTGCATCATCCTGAATCCTTTCCTTACCACACTCAGGACAAATTGCGTGGTATCCCGGAGCATATCCTCCAAACACATCTAAGTTTCTCTCTATAAGAATATCATAATTCTTACATCCCTCTGTTTTACACTTTACCAGCATCTTCTTTAGGTTTAATATAAGTCTTAGTCATCTTCCTGTAATACTTAGTACCCTCAATAGGGTCTATCCAACTTGATACATGCTCTAACTTACCTTTAAGTGTAGTCTTTAGCATCTTATTAGCATATGCCCTCTTAAACTTAAACTCTTCAAAAGGCATTCCCTCTGGTCTAATTCCATTATAAATCAGTGCATCCATCTGTTGTTGGGTATACGGGGATGATGGTTGCTCTTGTTCCAAGGTTTCTTTCTCTTCTTGCATCTACTTTTAATTTAACTTTCTCAAAATACTTCTTCCTATCCTCACTACAATAGAATGTAGCGAAGTACTTAATTCTTACTGAAGGAAACTCTAAAGTCTCTCTATTAGCTTCCCTCATTGTCTTAGCTAAGAATTCAAATGGTGCTTTAACAATATCTGATATTTCCTTCTCAGTGTACCCATACTCACGAGCAATCTCTTTTACTATACGTTGGGTATTGTTGCTCCTCATATATCTTAACTGTTAGTGTGTAATCCCCTTCTCCGAAGGTTATCTCTGTTGAATGTGAATACTCTCTATGTTTACCTTCCCAATATTTTAGGTTTAAATCTAAACTATCCTGCATTGCTAATATCTTCTCTATATTAGTTAGAGTAAATATATCAGTCCTTTTTAACATCTTCTATTTTGAATTTAAAGATTATGTCTGGGGTGTCTGGGTTAAGGTCTATCTTAGGAATTATTTTCTTACCCTTAATTATACCCTTCTTCCTAATTGAGGTGAGTAGGTTATTTAGTACTGCCTCACTTACTCCTATAGAATCTCTGATTGCTACTCTGATAGTGTAATCAAATACTAGCTTCTCCCTCAAATCTGCTTGTATATCCCTATATTCATAATCATAATATAACAGATAAGCAAGTACATCCAATTCCCTATTGGAGAGCTTATTTAAAGGTGGAATATGTCTGATTATTTCCAAGCCTTGTCTGAAATACTTATCTTTAGTTGTCGGTATTAATATTACCATTTAAAATCTCTCCTGTCTTTATGTAATGATTAATAGCTTCCTTACCAACTAATCTTATATAAGGTTCACCATAATCATCATTAATTTCTATTATTGGTGTATTATCATTGTACATGCTATCATCTTCAATCTCTTCAAATCCTAAACAGTATCTTTTATCTTTGTACATACAGGGTGCTTAGATGGTGTATTAGTATCATCCAATGAGTTAAATCTAATAAGTTCATTTAGTTCAGTGTTATCTGGCTCATCCCAATAAAGGAAGGTATAAGTACCCCCACCTTCTGATGGGGATACGTTGGGATTAATGTAGCTCTTCTTCTCCATACTATATTAATCTATGCTTTACCTAAAATTCTGTGATAAACAACTTGAAACATTCTTAATACTTTATATTTACTCAGTGGTATAAGCTTATATTCCCAATTAGTTCCTACTTGTACAGGACTTTCTGCTAAGAATATCTTCCCATCAGACCTCTTCCATACTCCTCTTCCCACAACTCTATCATAATAAGTAATTGTCATCACTTCTCCTTCTTCTTACTAAAACCCATTGTAGGCTTCTCTTGTGTATCTTTATCAAGGAATTCTACTTTACCAATTGATTCATTATAATCTCTATCAAATAAAGTAATACCCATAAACTTCCATTTCTTATAACCATTAGTAGAACTAAATACAGCTTCATTAACTACTTTAACATCTGTATTCAATAATGTACTAAAGCTAAATAATCCTTTAATCCCCATCAGTTATAGTTTTAGATTTATAATAAAGCTCCATACTCATTACAATTTCTCTGGCTTTTTCAGTAGTAAAGGATAGTTTCTCCACTAGTACATCAATTGAGAAGTCTTCCCAAGCTAATTGCTCAGCCTCATTCTTACATTCTTTAGCAGTCAATAAGTCTTCTAACACATCCCTGTAAGGTTCAATGTATTCCTCAACAAGTGCTATCTCTTCTTTACTTAAACCTTTCATTTGATATTACCTAGGTATTGCTGAAATCTGTTTCTTATTAATGTATTTCAATCCTTGCTTAGCCCTACTAATACTTCCACAATCTGTACATCTAAAGGTTTCATACTTAACTGATTGAGTGAAGAAGAATTTATTCTCCATTTTGTGAATATGTTTACCACCACAATGAGGGCAAGAAGGAGTAGCATCATCTACATAGAGGTCTAAATTAGGATGCCCCTTAGCATAAGGTCTTAGTTTAAGATAAACTTCTTCAAGTACCAATACATCTTTACAGTTGTATTCTACCATATAAGCCATTGCATCTACATCCCCCTCTAAACACCTCTTCCATAAATCAAAATCTGTATCAAACTTACCTTCCAACCCAAACATTCTAGCAAGTGCCTCAAGTTTATTTGAAGAAAATCCAAACTGATTCTTAGCAATTACTTTAGTATCTATCTGTTTGTAAGGTGAGGGGGGTTTAAGTCCATTAACTACAAACCTTGAATTCATTTTAGGTATATCAAATTGATTACCATTATGTGCTATTAGAATATCTGCTGCATCTAAGAGTAGCCAGAGATTTCCTACAATTCTTGAGTCATCTTCATCAGCTACTTCACTAGGCTCAAGGCTATTAAAATATACTTCATCCTCACCTAAGAACTTAGCACTCCATGAAAGCATAAACCAGTCAGATATAATTTGGTCAATATAAACATCCTGCTTCCATAAACGCCACACATAGGCTTTAATTGGGGCTGTCTCAATATCTACAACCAATATC